CGGGTCTGGTGCTGTTGGTATTGTAGTAGGGGTAGAAACTTGGGCATCCTTGCGTAACCCCCTGATAACCCCCATTAAAAGCATATTCGATAACAAAACAGGATTTAATTTCATATTCCATGTATGCCAATTTTTCAAAGCATTAGTAAATTTTTCGCCGTTAAATTTTGAAAGCGTATCATTAAGGATTGAAAGATTTTTATTCAAGTCAAAGGTTTCGACTACAATCCCCCCTAACTGTTCCTGAATATCCCCCCAGGTATTTGAAAGTTGTTTCAGCCCACCCGTCCCGGCTTCGGCTGCTGCCTTGGCCTGCCCATCGAACATAGTAGTCAGGGCACTGACCGCCGAATTAAGTCTTTGAGACGAACCAACGGCCCCCTCTATTGTTATTCCGTATCTTGAAAGTGCGTTAGTAGATGAACCAACAGATTTAGCCACAAGGTCAGTAGCAGCCACAAGGCTCATTCCTTTGGCCGTTGCCATATCCTGAACAAGCGGTATTAGTCTCTTAATAGCGTGTTCCTCTAATTGCATCTGAGACAAAAGGGACATTGCGGCAATGGTCTCCTCGTCTCCGTAAAGAGTAATCTTCTGAAGGTCTTTAGCTTGTTGTATTAATCTGTTCTGCACATCCTCCCGGCCGCGTAAGGCCGTAAGAAGCGAAGCCTCCGCCTTGGCTTGAATGTCATGAACAGCAAGTATTTTTTTTGTAAAATTAGTAACAACACGAACAGAAAAAGCAGCCGCCATTGTAATAGCCAATCCAGAGAAGGCTTTTTTTAATCCTCCGATAGACCTTTGCGTCTGAGACATACCCTTCTTTAAAGCCTTCGTATCACTTTGGATTCTAAAAATTAATGTTCCTATTATTGATTTACCCGCCATGTCTTTTTATTCTGTTTCTGAACTTTTCGGCCTTTTGTGTTTTCGTTTTCTTATCTGTCTCCTTTTCCTCCCATGAATATTTCCATAATTGTTTAGGGTCTTTAATTGGTTTCTGTGCCCATACATTAACCGAGTGAAACGTCTGTAATCTTGCAACCTCTAAATCTGTATGCCTTATCGCCTCAAATCCTTTTACAGAATTAAAAAACGCCCTCGGTGTCATCCCCCAGAATTCATCTTCTGTCAGTCCTAACTGCCCTAATCCTACCTGCTGAAGGATATCGAAATCTATCGCCCCGCCTTTCTCGGGGCTTTCACGTTTTTTGACTCTGGCATCTGCGAAGTAAAGACATCCAGAAATTCCTGAATCTTACCTGATTCTTTGTCTAAAAAATCCCCAACGTCCTCAACGGTCAATACAAATTCCTTTTTCTCAGCCCTCGCACCTTCTTTCAGTCCGGCATAAATAAGATACAAAACATCAGAAAATTTCATTTCTGTTTCAAACTTATCAAGATCATTCAGTCCTGTTCCTGTAAGCTCGCCAAACGTTGCCAGTGCATTCCATCCGTATTTAACAGGTCGAACTTCGCCGCCAAATTCAATTTCTTTCATAGTTTAAGTTAATGAGAAAGAAAGTTTACCCAACCCCTCGAACTCCGCACTCCACGTTCCACCTTCCTCCAGTGGTGCATCCAAATTAAAACCAGTACATACCGCCGTACCGGAAAAGAAATCATCAGCTGCATCAGACGTTGCCATCTTTACCGCCACGGAAACCAGGCCATTAAGCATATCGTACAACGCCCTCAGATCCACTCCCGTCCCGTCAAGTGCATACATTCCGCTTACACTTGCTGTCCATGTGATACCTTTCTTTTTTAGCTTGACCATCCAATTACCTGAATCCTTGTGCATCACTTCTGCTGCACCAGGCCCGGAAATTGCAATCGAACATGAATCTGAATAGCTTACCGCCGTCCCAGCTAAATACAAAAGAATATCACTTCCTAATATTACTCCGCTACTTGCCATTTGTTGCCTCCTTTTCTAAATCTAATTTTTTAATTTCTCGTCTGCTTAATTTTTCAGTTACGATCTTCCCTTTAAGAAGCTCATCCCCGAACTTATGGAACAGCACACATATATCCCCCTTTCGGAACAATTTAATCGTATGCTGATAATCCTGTAAGAATTTTACTCTCATGGTTTTATATGTATTATATATTCTTGAATCCTTCTAAAATACTCTTCCGTAGCCTCTTCGTCGCTGATCTGTTCCACGGTATCGCTTTCGCCATCGAACATTATTCTTTCAATATTCTCCCCCTCGACTGTTCCTGCGTAATTATCAAGGGCCGTCCTTACCGCTGCCCCTAAAGCGTCCATTCTTTCCTCAGTGTTTGCGTAGCAGTCCACCTGCCAGCGGGTTTTGTCCAACGTGGAAACAGCCGCCTTCGTGGGAGTAGGTACGTTTGATATATTGGTCAGAATAACCCAGCTCGCACCCCTCCTACGGGGAACGTAAAGCCCATATATCTTAGCTTCGATATTTGCTGACTCCAATATGCTTTTCAGTGCAGTCCTGACCATTTTATTTTTTTAGCATGGGATAGAAGTTTCTTATTTAAAACTCCCCAAAGAATATCCCTGTAATTTTTTTCAACTATCTTTTCAGTCTTATCTACTGCTTTTCTCAACCATCCGAAAGCCGGGATTCTTCCCCGTCGCCCGGTTCCTACTCTTCTTTTTGCTTCACTTAAAGGCCTGGTTCCTGGCTCCCTTGGTTTAGTCATATTTTCCATTGTCCCGAACTCTAACCAGTATGGCCCCATTGCCCTCCATGCCAGCTTTGACCGTTTCCCTCTTTTTGGCGGGTCTTGTCCAATCTCAACCCCCGGTATTCCTTTCACTCTTCTCGCTTTCATCTTCGTAAACCTTGAAAGCCCGGCCCCGTAAGGTGCAGATTCAAGCGAACGTTTAGCTTCGTCAATCATCGGCTTCCCGGCCTCCTTTAACGCCGCCGCTATAACCTTTGCCTGGAATTTACCGGGCAACTTATTGAGAATCATCTCAACATCTTCGATTCCCACTAATTCAACTTTAGCTTTTTTTACCACGTTGCCAATAAGTTGGTCGCTGTTGTTCCAGTTGCGTAAACCTTTTTCACACTAACGGGCAGGATTATACTGGCTAAAAAGCCCTTAAAAGTTACCGTATTACCGCCCTCGGTATCTACCTTAATGTCACCTGCTCCACCGCAATAAATCGTGCTTATTTGATTTAAATTAGCAGTATTACTCGGTGTAATTGCCTCGGCGTAAACCGGTACTGTTCTGTTTGCTGATCCGCTTATCATATCTTTAAAATTTATCCGGTGTCCCCGGCAATTCTCCCCCGGATTTTACCGGTATTTATACTTGTTTAAAATCTTCTCCGCTACTCTCTGAAATCTCCGCCCCCTGTCCTCACGGTTGTCAAACCAATCGGAAACCATCATATAGAGGGCTTGCTTTAAATCCCCCGGAATAACCGCGGGCGAAGTAAAGCCAGTCTTAAATTGTATCTGTACAGCGTTAACAGTGTCTCTGACATCTGGCCACGAATAATCACTCAAAGGATAAATCCGGGCCGGCTTGTTTACAAGATCGGTTGCGTAGTTAGATGATGTAACGGTCTGGGAATTCCCGTCTCCGTCTGTATATTTCACGCTTTCGATCGAAGCAACAGGCCATTTCCATATCTCAATCTCGTCTGGAAATTTATCATAATACTCTTCCCATGTTGCCTCATTAAGCCCCAGGTCGCAAGACTCCTCGACACTTGACTGAACGGCATAAATTAACTCCTGAATGTAAGCGTCGTTATCATCCGTACTTTCTTCCAGGTGCGCCTTTACTTCAGGCAATTCCGCAAACCACTGCGTTTGTGCTGTAATTAATTTCATTTTACAGGTCTCGTTACTTTCTTTCTGACTTGCTGAACCGTCACGGGACGTTGCCTGGGCTCCTCTTTTTCTTCCACTAATTCAGCAAGACCAATTCTTATCCAATATTCAGCATCGGATCGGGGGAGGTCTATAACCCCCCCTGTTCCAACACTAATATGCGGGCCACCAACGGCCTCGTTAAATTTAACCTTCATTCTACGTAGATGCGTGACGAATGTGCTTAATTGGTGCACCACCGTCAACCAGGTTACCAGCAATTCTGGCAGTAAGGTTAAAGCCTATCTCATCGGTAGCAGCATACAGCTCATCTACCCTTGTGATAGTCCACGGCAAAGCGTCAAGAATCATATATTGCTTCCAGTCTCCGAAAAATACAGACTGATTGTAAGCAGCGATTGTATCCATATCGTTATTCGCGATAACGGGATAACCCTCAAGCAATGCAGGTTCGCCTGCCCTCATATTCTCCTGCCACAATGGACGTAAATCTTCAACTGTCGTTCCACTGGAAAGATAAACCTTACTTACATATCCTATCGTTTCATCGTTCATCTGCCAGGCTGCGCCATTACGGTAAGCCCTGTTTACAGAATAAATAAGATCAACGAGATTAGAGCGTGTAAGCCCCCTCTTTGCGGCATCCACTCCCTTAGTAGATCGGTTCTGAATACTGTAAGGATCGCCAGAACCATCACCAGCAACGGTAAGGTAGTAATTCTCTCCCCTCGCTTGACGTTTTGCCAGTAAATCCAAAAGGTGATCCACTACATCAAAGATAGAGTCCTGAATAAGCTCCTTAGAAACTTTCACAAAGCTCGAAGTC